TGGCTCTGCTGGAATATCTGATTAAGACATATTCCAATGAGGGCGATACCGTCCTTGATAACTGTTTCGGCAGCGGATCTACCTTGTTAGCCGCGCTGAACACCGGCAGGCATTGTATAGGCTTTGAGACAGAGCCGAAATACTTTGACACCGCCGCTGAAAGACTTTCGGAAAGGAGCTAAACGTGGACAAGAAAATAACTTTTCCTGAACCCCCTCCCGATTGGGGAGAGGTGACAGGTGCAGTGGTTGGCGATATGGAAGTAAGCGTTAAAACTGACGGGACAAGAAGCTACGTTACTGCATTTGAACAAAACTATTTTGATCTGCTTGAAGCCCTCAGAAAAAAGGATGCAGAGATCACCATAAAGGCCATGGATGTTACCGGCGCATGGGTTGCGTCTGCAGATGTACCAGTTACGTCCTTCAAACGTGGATACGGTGTTTTTAGCTTTTCCAATACAGAACAGATTGTTTTCCAACCTGTTATAGATAAAGAGGTTTGCATACTGCTTTTAGGGCTGTTCTATGAGGGAAAGTTAAAGCTCACTATAAGCTGTAACGCTGAAGTTGATGTGCCTATCGGTTGCACGTTATCCCTGTTGCCCGGTGATCTCCGTATCAACTGTTAGGTGGTGAGAAGGAATGCAAAACGACTGGATCGGCAATAGTCGCTCTACTCATGCCGTACTGGGTGCGAGAAACTACGCACAAAATGAACGTGAGGTAAACGACTACTACGCCACAGAGCCGAAAGCCGCCCGCTTACTTATGGAGGTTGAGCAGTTTTCCCCTTTGATTTGGGAGTGTGCTTGCGGCGAAGGACACCTTGCAAAGGAGTTTGAGGCCGCCGGGTATCACGTGTATGCTACGGATCTGGTCAACCGTGGATACGGTTATCAGCAGGACTTCTTGACTACATCCGCCCCCCCCATTGAGGGGTTTGATATAATCACAAACCCGCCGTACTCCAAAGCTCAGGAGTTTGTAGAACACGCGCTTGACATTTCAGCCGATGGCCGAAAAGTGGCTATGTTCTTAAAAATTCAATTCCTTGAAGGCAAGGCCCGCCGGGAGCTGTTCAAGAAATACCCGCCTAAGACGGTGTATGTAAGTTCCGCCCGGTTGCGCTGCGCCATGAACGGCGATTTTGAAAAGTACGCAAAATCAACCGCCGTGTGCTACTGCTGGTATGTGTGGCAGAAAGGCTACACCGGCGACACGGTGATTAAGTGGATCAATTAGGAGGTCTATATGAAACCCATTAAAACTGAACACTCCAACGTCGTCTTTGTGAAAGAAGGCTGTTTGGATCTGCCGGGTACGGCGTACAAATACGCCGACGGTACACCCGGCGTTGAAACCTGTTGGGAGCTGTCCCCTGAAGAGCTGGAACAGGTGAAAAAGACCGGGCGCGTTTACCTGTACACCGTGGGCGAAGGCGTCCCGCCTATGTTCCTCAGCGTCAAGTCTGAGTTGGTACTGCAGGAGGGCACACAGGAAGGAGCTACACAGTGAAAGACCTGAAAATCTTTGCAAAAACCATTGAGCCGCAGGCACAGGCACAAATTGACCTGTTACTGGCTCAAAAGCCTTTTGAGAACTGCAAGGTGCGTATCATGCCTGATGTTCATGCGGGCGCGGGTTGCGTTATTGGATTTACTGCGAATTTGGGTGATAAGGTGATCCCGAATATCGTAGGCGTCGATATTGGCTGCGGTATGCTGACGGTTGCCCTCGGCCCGATTGATATTAACTACCAACTGCTTGACGACGTGATCCGAAAATACGTCCCCTCCGGCATGGAGGTACACGCAGAAGATGTTGGGCATTATACCCTCATTGATGATCTGCGGTGCTATGACAGGCTGCGTAATGTTGACCGCCTGCACCGATCTCTCGGTACACTGGGAGGCGGTAATCATTTTATCGAAATTGACGTAGATAGCTGCAACAATAAGTACCTGATTATCCACACGGGTAGCCGCAATTTGGGTAAACAGGTTGCGGAAATCTATCAGGACATTGCCGTTAAATCCCTGCACGGTGCAAAAGCCGAACGGGCTGAGATTATTGAACGGCTAAAGGCAGAGGGCCGTGAGCGTGAAATCCCGGCGGCGCTCTCTAACCTTAAAAAGAAGTGCGCCATTCCCCGCGACCTCTGCTACTTAGAGGGGCAAAACCGGGAGGACTACCTTCACGATATGCGACTGTGCCAGCAGTTTGCAAGATATAACCGTGACAGAATCGCTAAGACGATCTGTGATTATATGGGCTGGCTGTCTTTTGATAGGTTTGAAACGGTCCACAACTACATTGATCGTTTCGGCATGGTTCGTAAGGGTGCAATTTGTGCCTCTGCCGGTACTATGGTCCTCATTCCTATCAACATGAAGGACGGCTGCATTATCGGTATGGGCCTTGGCAATCCTGACTGGAACGAATCTGCGCCCCACGGCGCGGGCCGCCTTATGAGCCGTGCAAAGGCTAAGGCGTCTATCCCCATGGATGACTACAAGGCGGCAATGGACGGCATTTTCACCACCTCCGTTTGTCAGAATACGCTTGACGAAGCGCCGCAGGCGTATAAGCCGATGGACGAAATTCTGAGCTGCATTTCTGATACGGTAAAGGTGATCCAGATAATTAAGCCCGTTTACAACTTTAAGGCGGGCGACTGACGGGAGGGCTACACAGTGAGCTACGATGTTAGTTTCAAAGCAAAATTGGAGGGCGTGGATCAGTGGGTGTACGTTGGTGACGACTGGATCAACCACACATCGAACACCGCTGCCATGATTAAAGAGGTTTGCGGCTCTTACCCGTCCCAGTGGAACGGTAAGCGCTGTTCTGAAATGTACCCAGTGCTGATGCAGGGTGCATCCCTCTTGAACCTCAACCCGTCGCGGTATCGTAAGTTTGAACCCGGCAATAAATGGGGTACGGTAGAAACCACCATTGATTTCCTGATGAAGGTAGCTGACAACTGCGACAAATTCCCCACGGCAATTATCGAAGTAAGTTGTTAGGAGGCACACTATGGCAGATAACCCCAAACGCAACAGTGAGGGCTACAACGACCCCACGGCGTACCTTGGCCTCCGTCCCATCATTCAGGAGGAAAACGCCCTAGAGCGTGATGTAAATATGCTCATTAAGGTGCTGAAGTACATTATCAGCAAAAGCGGCTTTGAGCTTGTGAGCCGTATCGAAATCAAAGACAAAAAGACCGGGAGGGTTTTCAAATGACAAAGCAGCAGCTTGAGGATAAAAACAAGGCACTGAGGGCGGAAAACGAAGAAATCCGCGCAAAGCTCGACTACGTTGTTAGAGAGCTTGAGCAGTGCAAGCGCGAAAAGGCAAAGATGGCCACAGAGGCAAACGACGACCTTTACAGCAGAGCCGTTAATACCTTCGGTGAAACCTCTCGGTTGATCCTCGCTATTGAGGAAATGTCGGAACTCACTAAGGAACTGAGCAAGTATATCAGAGGCAGGCAGAATGTCGGCGGTATCTGTGAGGAAATGGCTGACGTGGAAATCATGCTTGAGCAGTTAAAGATCGTTTTCCGCAACCGTGCAGCCGTTGACTACCATAGATCGCAGAAACTTCAGCGTTTGGGCGATAAGCTCAACGGAAACCACGATAGCTTCTGAGAGTTACACAATGCCTGCCCCACAGATGGGGGGGGGTTAATCCTATGAAGTGGAGTAACCGAACATGAAACATGACAGACAAATCACTATATCGGTGGGTAATAACCGCCGCGATATAGCGTGGAAACAAACAGCTCTGAGCATATCGGAGCTGTACAACCGCCTGAGTATTCCCGTGCGTGGCACGGAAACGCTGGCGGCCTATATGGCTATGAAAAAGGCGCAGCAGGACGATTTGAAAGACGTCGGCGGTTTTGTCGGCGGCTCTTTGAACGGTCAGCGCCGCAAAGCCAACAATATGACCGGGCGCGACGTTATCACCCTCGACTTTGATAATGTCCCCGGTTGGCAAACTGATCTTATTATCAATAAGGTTGAAGAGCTGGGGTGCAGTTACGCTATTTACAGCACCCGCAAGCATACGCCTTCCGCGCCCCGTCTGCGTGTTGTTGTTCCCTTCGACAGAACGGTAACACCAGACGAATATGAGCCGTGTGCGCGGCGTGTGGCCGCTCACATCGGCATCGGAATGGCTGACCCTACGACCTTTGAAACGTGCCGCCTGATGTACTGGCCCTCTTGCAGCTCTGACAGTGAGTTTGTTTTCAAGAGCAAGGACGCGCCGCTTATCTCTGCGGATTTCCTTCTGAGTACATACACCGATTGGCACGACTACATGAGCTGGCCGCAGGTCCCCAACGCCGTAAGCTATCAAAAGCTGGCTATGAAACAGGGTGATCCTCTGGAAAAGCCCGGTATCGTCGGCGCGTTCTGCCGTACCTATGACGTGCTTACCGCTATGGACGCCTTCTTACCGAAGATCTATGACCCTGTGGACGGCATGGAGGACAGATACACCTACCTCGGCGGCTCTACCACCGGCGGCGCGGTGATCTACGATGATGCTAAATTCCTTTTCAGCCACCACGCAACCGACCCCTGCGGCGGACGATTGGTGAACGCCTTTGACCTTGTGCGCCTGCATCGTTTCGGTGATAAGGACGACAACGCCGCGCCGGATACTCCCGTTGTGAAGCTGCCGTCTTACCGGGCTATGTGTGATATGGCGGTGCAGGACAAGGCTACGGTAGCTACACTCAATAGAGAGCAGCACGAACAGGCCATGAAGGACTTTGAGGGCATCACCGGCGCTACCACCACCGATGATGATATTGACTGGGCCGAACGCCTGCAGCGTAACCAGAACGGCGCAGTTAAAGGCACTATCGACAATATCCTGATTATCCTTGACGGTGATCCCGCGCTGAAGGGCAAGTTTGCCCTCAATCAGTTTGCCGGACGCGGTGAGGTATTGGGCGCTCTGCCGTGGCAGTCTAACGCGAAGCGCCGCCTGTGGTCTGATACCGATAGCAACGGCTTGTATTGGTATCTGGAACGCTCATGGGGCATCACAAGCCGGGGCAACATCGACAGCGCCCTTGATATTCACGCCTCCACCCACGCTTTCAATGAGGTGCAGGACTATATCAAAGGCTTACAGTGGGACGGTACGCCCCGACTGGACACGCTGTTTATTGATTTCCTCGGTGCTGCCGACACCGCCTACAACCGCGCTGTGTGCCGCAAGAGCTTTACCGCCGCAATCGCCCGCGCTATGGCCCCCGGATGCAAGTATGATAATATGCTGATCCTCGCAGGCCCACAGGGTATCGGTAAGTCTACGCTGCTGGACAAAATGAGCCTCGGTTGGTTTAACGACAGTATCCGTACCTTTGAGGGTAAGGACGCTTCGGAGCTGTTGCAGGGCGTTTGGCTTGTGGAAGTATCTGAGCTGGACGCTTTCAGGAAATCCGACGTTTCCCGTATCAAACAGTTTTTGTCCCTCCGGGCTGACCGCTACCGCGCCGCTTATGGCCGACACGTCAAAGAGCTGCCCCGCTGCTGTGTGTTCTTCGGGACTACCAACACGGCGGAATTTCTCTCCGACACCACCGGCAACCGCCGCTTCTGGCCTGTTGACGTTGGCGAAATCCCTCACACAAAAACCGTGTGGCGGGATCTCACAGACGACTATATCCGTCAGGTGTGGGCTGAGGCAAAAGCCCGCTGGCAGACGGGTGAGGTGCTTTACCTCTCCGGCGACGTTGAGG